GGACGCCAAGCTAGAGGCTGTTTCAAGGCATGCCGCGCAGGTCGCCGAATTAACGCGCAAGCGCGTATTGGAAGAACTGGAAGCCAAACGCACAGCGGCAGTGGAGGTAGGCGATGTTGATGCTTTCAAGGAGGCAGACAGTGAGTTGCGCAAGGTTGAGCAGGAAAAGCCGGTTGTTGTGGCCGATGAAATCCCGGAAGAAGTTCGAGACTTTGCCGAACGGAATAGTAAGTGGTTCGAAAAAGACGAGGACATGACCGATTACGCCCTGATCCGCGCGCAAAAATATGGCGCTCAGGGTAAATCGCGAGCCGAGTTCTTGCCGCTGGTCGAGGCTGACGTAAGGCGGGCATTTGCCCATAAGTTTACCAACCCGAACAAGGAGAAGCCGGCAGCGGTGAGTACGAGCAGTGGCGAACGCAGGCCGAAAGGACACACCTACGCCGATCTGAACGATGGGCAAAAGGCAGTCTGGGCCTCGCTGAAAAATAGCGGCATGAAGCTGGAAACCTACATTCAAGAATTGAAAGATTTGGGAGAGTTGAAATGAGTCCACGCGGCCAGTACGAACGTCCAGACCGTAGCAAGTCTCCCCATAAAAAACGCATCCCAATCGGTACGCGCGACAAGTTGAATTTTGAGCAGCGCGAAGGCTTTGTCCGTCGCGTTGTTAACGATGTTGATGGCCGCGTTGCGATGTTTGAAGACGCCGGTTATGAGCAAGTACGAGCCCCTACAGAAGGGGCACCGTTAGAGGCTGGTGATGCCAGCCAGTTAGGCAGTGTAGTGCGCAAGCCCGTAGGTGGTGGCGTTGAAGGTGTCCTCATGGAAATCCCTAAAGAGTGGTATGAGGAAGATCAAGCGGCGAAGGAAGCCCGACGAGCCTTAAAAGAAACATCGCTTCTATCAGAGGCAACCGACCTCGCCAGCAATGAGGGCATCAAGATCAACCGCCCCCGCTCTGGCGTCATGATTGAATAACCCGGAGATACTCAAATGGCTACGACTAACGTAGATCGAGTATGCGGCGCGCGCCCTGTCAAACATCTCAGCGGCTCCCCGTATAACGGTCAATGCAATAAATATTTCGTTCCAGCAACGGATAACACCGCCATTTTCATTGGCGACTTCGTTAAATCTGGCGGCTCCGCCGATGCGGATGGTGTTCCTACTGTTGCGCAGGCTGCGGCTGGTGATGCACTTCGCGGCGCGGTGGTTGGTGTTATTCCTGACACTGCCGATTCGCTGATCTATCGTGCTGCCTCGACTGCTCGTTATGTGCTGGTCGCCGACGATCCTGATCTGATTTTCGAGATTCAGGAAGATGGCGTCGGTGCAGCGTTGGCGCTGGTTGATGTGGGTGAGAACGCCGACATCGTTGTAGCGGCAGGCAACACCACGACCGGCACCAGCGGCATGGAGCTTGACAGCTCGGATCACAAAACCGCTACCGCGCAACTGCGCATTCTGGGCTTTGTACAGCGCCCGGATAACGTACCAGGGGTGGCTAACGCGAAAGTGTTAGTTCGTATCAACGAACATGAACTCGCCTCCACCACCGGCGTTTAAGGGGAATCATCATGACAGGCATTATCAATACGGGTTCAGTCCCGAAGGCGCTACAAGTTGGCGTCAAAGAGTGGTGGGGCAAGGGTTACAACGAGCATCCGCTCCAATTTACGCAAGTGTTCGACACAATGGACACCGAAAAAGCGTATGAAGAGGCGGTAATGCTGGTTGGTACCGGGCTGTTTCCACGTAAGGCCGAGGGCGCGCCGGTTAACTACGACACCATCCGCCAAGGATTTTTGGCGCGCTTAAACCAACTGACCTACGCGATGGGCGTTGTGTTCACCTACGAGATGCTGAAATTCAACCAATATGATTTGGGCTTCAAAAAAGCCAATTTCATCGGTCGGAGCGCTCGCGTGACACAGGAAACCATCAATTGGAACCACTTCAATCGTGCGTTCAACAGCTCCTACACAATGGGATCTGGCCACGATGGCAAAGAGCTTTGCGCAACGGATCACCCGAATATTTCGGGCGGCACGTACAGCAACGAACTGGCAACGCCGGCTGACTTCTCCCACGCCGCTCTGGAGCAGATCATGATCCAGATCGACAACGCGGTTGATGATCGCGGATTGCCTGTTGCCATCAAGGGCAAGAAGCTGATTGGTCCGACTGCGCAGCGATTCGAGTTTGCCCGCGTCCTGAAATCGATTCAGGAAAGCGATACGGCAAACAACGCCATCAACGCCATTCGCACAGAAACCAACCTGCAAACGGTCATTAGCAATTATCTCGATGACTCCGATGCGTGGTTTGTGCAGACCGATGCCCCGAACGGCTTGCGCCGGTTTGTGGCGGAGGCGGCGGCAGCTCCCGTGCAAGAGAACGATTTCGATACCCGCAATCTGCGGTTCGCGACGTTCTTCATGGAGGCCAGCGGCTGGGAAGATCCACGCTGCCTGTTTGGCTCGCCTGGCGCCTGAAATTAACCCGTGAGCACTTTGAGGGGGTTCGCCCCCTCCGTTTTATCCAGCCCTTCGGGGTGTTCGGTCAGACATTTGGAGCAACATCATGACATCGAAAATCGCAAATTACCCCAACGGGTTCGCCAATGGCATCGCCATCCGCGGCGTTCCCATTACTCAAATGCACCCAGGTCAAGTATTTTGGGTATCTAATTCTACCGCCCTCCTTCCGGGACAGATTGGTGGATCGGATAGCAACAAAGGCACGTTCGATCAGCCGTTTGCCACTGTGGATTATGCTGTTGGGCGCTGCGTGGCAAATCGCGGCGACATCGTCATGGTTAAGCCGGGTCACGCCGAAACGATCGCCAGCGCTACCGCACTAGCCATTGATGTGGCGGGCGTGGCTGTTGTTGGTCTAGGTGTTGGCTCAAATCGCCCTACCTTCAACCTGACAGCAACCACATCGACCATCGCAATGTCGGCGGCAAATTGCACCTTCTGGAACTGCCTTGTGACGGGCGGCATAGACGCGATTGTTGCGGCGATTACGGTCTCCGCCGCTGATTGCAGGCTCCAGCTCAACTATCGTGATGTGACCGGCCAGTGTACTGATTGCGTTTTGACTACCGCTGCGGCTGATCGGCTGTACATCGATGTGAACGATTACGATGGTGCAACGGCTGCTGGCACCAATGCCGGTATTGCCATCGTTGGTGGCGATCATATCGAAATTGTTGGCCGCTATATGGATGGCAACTTCGCTGTCGGCGGTATTGATATTCGCACTACGGCAACGACCGATCTGTTTGTCCATGACTTCCAGTATTTCCGCACTCGCAACGCGGCAGATATTTTCTTGGTCGATACGATCACGGCGTCAACTGGTCAAGTTGGCCCGAATATCAACATCCGGCTGAATGACAACGCAGCAAACATCACCGAGGCGGTTACTGGAGCAACTTTCGTTGTACAGGACCCTGTGTATGTGGTGAATCTTGCGGGGGAAAAGGGCATGTTGATCAACTGGACGGCATCAACAGACGCTTGATGATGGGAGGGGTTCGCCCCTCCATTTTTCACTTATTTGGAGGGCATCATGCGCCCTAACAGTTTTACCCTTGCCGCAGCAACCAGCCCGAAGGTCTACCCGGTCAGTTATCGGAACGCCTCTACATCCGTGCAGGCCGAAGTGACCGGCACGGTGGATTACACGATCTTCTACACACTCGAAAATATCTACGACATCAGCGATCCGGCCACCAATGCGAACTGGGTAGGTGTTACCGATATGGTTGCGGCGACCGCCGACGCAGCGAAGAAGATCGACGGTTCTGTTTTTGCGCTGAAGTACGTGCTGAACAGCGGCGCTGGATCGGTGAAGATTACGACCAGTCAACCGGATGGCATCTGAGGTGTGGTATGCGCAACTACTACAAGGAAGGCGACTTCCTCGTTCGATGCGATCGGTCTGGCCAGAAGCGTCTCCGTTCTGAGTGTGTAAAACAGTGGGACGGCCTGATCGTCGCAAAAGAGTACGCGCAGGCTCGCCATCCCCTCGATTTGCAAAGACCGCCACCGGTCGAACAAGCACCCTCCGAAACGCGACCCGACTCTGAGCCTGTCTATCTGGAATACGGTCAGGTGACAAAAGACGATTTATAAGGCGGCACCATGACTACTTCGGCCAGTGTTAATTTCGACCAAAGCGCCACTGAGATAATCAAGGACGCGCTAATCCTGATCGGCGGCCTTGAAGACGATGAAACGCCGACGGCCGAGCAGCTCGATTACGCCATGCGCACGCTTAATCGGATGTGCAAAGCATGGTCCAAAAAGGGCTTGAAGGCATGGGTATGGCAAGAAGCCACCTTGCCGCTTGTGGTTAGTCAGGCGTCGTATACGCTCGGTCCTGCTGCCGCAGATCTCGTGATTAATCGGCCTATCGAGATAGCCAATGCTCGGCGGGTGGTGGATTCGGTCGAGACCGAGATTCAAATACGCTCCCGCAACGAGTATATGACCCAGCCGTCCAAAGATCAGGACGGCACGCCGGTCTATGTGTATTTCGATCCGCAACTGACCCGCTCCGTTTTATATGTATGGCCGTCGCCGGATGACACCGATTCGATCAAGTTTTCGTACAAATCCTATATCGAGGACTTCGATAGCCTGGCCAATACGCCGCACTTCCCCTCGGAGTGGCTGGAGGCCATTGTCTACAGCCTCGCGCTTCGGCTTTGCCCGATGTATGAGGTGGTTGGCCAGGACAAGTCAGACATTATGGCGATGGCGGTGCAATCCCTCGCCGATGCGGAGGATAGCGATTCGGAGCAGGGTTCTGTGTTCCTGATGCCGGAGCAAGTGTATTGAAAATTGACTTGATGGGATCACAACAACAAGCGCTGTCGAAGGTGATTTGCAATCAGTCCTCGGTAAATTGCTTTGTTGTCCCGTCGCCAGGTGGACGAAATCAATTCGCCTTGGTGGGATGCCCCGGAAGCACAAAGCACGCGACGGTATCTGGCGCATGCCGCGGCGCACACAAAATGGCTAGCGTTCCGTATTTTGTGTTTGGCAGCTCCCTGCACAAATTCAATTCGTCATTTTCCGGAACGGTTATAGGCTCTATTGGTGGCTCGGATCGCGTATCTATGTCTGACAACGGCGATCAGCTTGTTATCGTGACTGGCACCGGGCGCCAAGGCTACGTGTATACGGCCAGCACAAACACTCTATCCACGATCGCCGACCCTGATTTTCCGGGCGCGGATACTGTCGATTTTGTTGATGGGTACTTCCTATTTTCCATAGCGGACGGTCAGTGGTTTATCTCGGCGCTGGGTGACGGTACGGACTTCAATGCGCTGGATTTTGCTACCAACGAAAAATCTCCCGACGACACCCTGGCGATAGTTGAAGATCACGGCGAGGCCCTGTGCTTCGGCGAGGAAACAATAGAGGTGTGGAGCAACACCGGGAATGCGGACTTCCCGTTTGAGCGCAACGGCTCTGCGGCTATCGAGCGCGGGTTGTATGCGAGATTCTCCATCTCGAAAGATGACAACACTACGTTCTTTCTCGGCAATGACCTGATGGTCTACCGACTGCAAGGCTATACACCGGTTGTTGTGAGTGATGAAGGAACGAATACCGAGTTATCGAACTACCTGAAAGACGGCTACGAAGCCGATCTGCGTAATGCGTTCTCGTATTCGTACACCGATCACGGCCATAAATTCTACGTGCTGACGATCCCGAATCGCGGCACGCACGTTTACGACATTTCCACCCAGCAATGGCACAAGCGCAAGCATTGGGATTACGAAACCCATCATTCGGCGGCCTATGTCAACGCCTACGGAAAGCATTTGTTTGGCGGGATAGAGGGGAACCTCTATTCGATCGATCGCGATGCGTATGACGATGACGGCGCAATCCTCCGTGTGTTGCGCAGGACTCGCGTTATTGCCGAAGACGGCAGGCGGTTGCGGTACAAAAAAATCAAGTTCGTTATGGATGTTGGTAACGGGCTAACAACCGGACAAGGATCTGATCCGAAGATGGCGGTTCGGTGGTCGGATGACAACGGCCAGTCGTGGAGCAATGAAAGACTGCTCGGACTAGGGGTTGGCGGAAATTATGTTCGGCAGCCGATTGTTAGGCATATGGGCGGCTCTCGCCAAAGGCTCTTTGAATTTTATGTAACCGATCCGGTGCCATTTTACATGGCCGATTGTTACGCGGTGATCGCATGACCGATGTGTATCGCTTGTGGCCAGCAAGAGCGCCGATTATCGACCCAGATACCGGGCTGGCTACATCGGAGTTCCTTAAAGCGCTTGGTCGAATTGCTGCCTTGTTCGGCGGAGAAAACAGCACTCTACCGGTATCGTTCGTGTACGTTCCGGCGAGCGGAACCCCCTATGGAATTGTTTATCTCAACGGCTCCGGCGAGCTGACTTCGACGATAGCCCCTACCAATGGACAGATTCTAGTAGGGAGCACAGGCGCATCGCCCTCGCTGGCATCGCTGACTGGTACGGTCAATCGCATTACCGTCACGAACGGCGCAGGCACGATTACGCTTTCGACCCCGCAAGATATTCATGCCGCTGCCGCGCCGACATTTTCCGCGCTAACGCTGTCGGGGTTAACGGCGAGGTCATTCCTCTATTCGGGCGCTGGTGGTCTTCTATCTTCGACGGCCGCCCCGACGAACGGCCAATTATTGATTGGCAGCACGGGGAGCGATCCAGTTGCCGCGCAACTGACAGGGACCGCCAATCAAATCACGGTCACCAACTCGGCGGGTGGCATTACGTTATCGCTGCCACAGAATATCGGGGTTGGATCAAGCCCGGCGTATACGGGGCTGACACTCTCTGGGCTGACGGCCAATTCTTTTATGTACAGCGGCGCGGGTGGCGCATTAACCAGTACTGCCGCCCCCACGAATGGGCAGCTGCTAATTGGTTCGACGGGCTAATCAGGTGTCGGTCACCAACTCCGCCGGGGGGATTACGCTGTCCACCCCGCAAAATATTGGACCAACATCAGGGCCGACATTTGACAACCTGACGCTGACTAACGGGTTTGGGTGCAACGGTAAAACACCACAAACCGAAGCGGCGGTTAATGCGGCTATTTCCGCGACTGCCGGCGCTGCCTACACCGCTACAGAGCAAACAATGCTCAACGATTTAAAGGCATTAACCAATCAACTCAGGGCGCTGCTGATCGCCAACGGGCAGGCCGTATAAGGGGAATCATGAACATTACATTGACAAACAGTGATACGCAAAATCCAGTGATTACACGGCTCATGCGGGTAGACGCCGAAAGGCAGGAAATTGACTGCGTATCAGAGGCCCAGCTATTACCTGAGCAGTCGGCGGAGTTTGAAGTCGGCGAGGGTCAGTCGCTGGTGGTGTTTACGCGATGAGAAATTTTTACCGGCTCGCGCAAATCGATGTCGTTCCCGCAATGAACGCCCTGAATCAACACGCTGATCTGTGGAATCAGAACCAATTGCGCACCCAGGCGGAGGGTACTCCGCACCGAGAGCTGGACGATATTTGGCTGCGGATGAACGATCTTGAAAAGTGCCGGCAGGCTATTTCGGAATCGGCGTTCTACGACCACAGAGAAAGCATAAATTATCCTGCCTGGGATTGCTTGCCGCAGGTTCGGCACCTTGTCATGACACTGATGTCGGCGGTCGAGGGGCAAAGGCTTGGCCGGTGTTTTATCTCGCGCATGAAGCCGGGCAGTCAAATTTATCCCCATAAAGACATTGGCGATGATCTTTCTGTCCACTACGACAATGAGCAGTATTACTCTCGGTACCACATTGTTTTACAGGGGCTGCCGGGAAGTTTGTTCATGTGTGGAGGCGAGACAGTTTGCATGCAGACCGGGGAGGTGTGGTGGTTCAACGGCGCCTTGGAGCACTCTGTAATAAACAACTCTGCTGATGACCGCATTCATATTGTTGTGGATATCAAATGCTGACCGCTCAAGTTGAGAGCTTTACCGATGCGCTGGATGAGCTGAAGCGATTATTGCCGCTTCATTACGAAGAGCTTGCGTTGAACAAGGACTCTGTTCCGCTCGATCCGCAATACGAAATTTATTTGCAGCGGGATTCGGCGGGCGAGGTTGTTTTCGTCACGCTGAGGGATCTGGGGGTACTGGTTGGGTATTTCATCGGATTTGTTGCGCCTGGGTTGCATTATAGAACGTGCCTAACCTGCACGATGGATATTTTTTATGTAGTGCCAGATAGCCGGGGGGCGCGCGGTGGCGTGCGACTATTTAAGGCGGTCGAGTCAGAGCTCAAGCGTCGCGGCGTCGATCGCTGGTTCGTTGGCTCAAAAGTGCATAAAGATGCAAGCAAGTTATTTGAATATCTCGATTTCTCAAAGGTAGAGACGTACTACAGCAAAATGCTGTAAAACAAAATTCATCGTCGTGAGACGAGGAGCGGGGTTATGACATGGTAGCGGCAGCGGCTGTTGGAAGTGCTGTAGTCGGCGGGTACGTTAGCTCGCAAAATGCCAAGAAAGCGGCAAAATCCTCTGAAAAAGGCTCCGATGCTGCCGCGCAGGTTCAGTGGGATATGTACGACCAATCCCGCAAAGACCAAATGCCGTGGCTTGGCACGGGTCAGAACGCATTACGGCAACTTGCCGCCCTCAATGGCGTTATGTACAGCGACGATCCAGAGGCGACAAAACCGTTATCGCAGCGCGGGGGCAGCATTGATTCGCTGGATGATCTTAATCAGCTGTATCGTGAAGTACTAGGCCGGGATGCTGACTCCAGTGGCGGTAAATATTACCTCGGCTGGGATGTGCAAGACGTACTCGCGGATATGCGAGGTAGCGACGAATACAATCGGCTTAAAGCGGCAGGAAAATTACCCAAGCCATCATCTATTACCCCGGTAAATCGCGGCGGCTTTTCGCAGAGCCCGGATTACTCCGCGTTTTTTAACTCCCCCGACTATCAATTTGCATTTCAGGAAGGCAATCGAGCGGTCAATGCCGGTCTTGCGGCTCGCGGGCTGTCCAACTCTGGGCGCGCCATGAAAGAACTGACTCGCTACGGTCAGGGTGCTGCCTCTCAGCAATTAAACACCTATCGGAACGCATTGGCGGCAATGGCCGGCGTCGGGCAAACGACAGCCGCAAATCTTGGCAGCCAGGGCATGCAGGCCGGGCAGATTATAGGGCAGGCCAAGCAAAACTCTGCTGATGCAAGAGCCTCTGGATATCTTGGTCAGGGTAATGCGTGGAGTAATGCGATTAATCAAGGCATCGGTGCTGGAGCCTATATGTACGGGCGCTCTGGCGATGGCGGTTATGACCCAACCAGTTACACCCAAGTAAACAGACGCTACGGGATAACGTGATATGGCATCTGCAATTAACCAACTTATTGCGCAATCGCAGGGCCCGGACATTCTCGGATCGGCCATGCGCGGGCTGGCCGCTGCTGACCAGCAAAAAGCAGCGGCGCAAGATCGCGAGATGAATCAGCAGCGAATTTCATTAGGCCAAAGACAAATGGCGATGGCCGATCAGGAGTACGCTGCGAAACGCATGGAGCAGGCGCAAAAGAAGATTGCCAATGTCGCCGTTGGCCTTGATCGGCTGTCTGATCCTGCGCAGAAAAATATGTTTTATCAGCGAGCATTGCAGGAAGCAGCTAGTCGCGGAGACGATGTTTCGCAATTTCCTCAGCAATACGATGAGCAGGCGAAAGCCATCCTCGATTACCACAAATCGCAAGTTTATGGTGGGGAAATTCTCAAAGAGGAGTTGGGTCGCAAGCCGAAAGACCTCACTACTCTAATCGGCAAGGCCACTCCTGAATCTATCGCGGCCTATGAGCAGAGCGGCAATATTGCCGATTTGCAGGAAGTTCGGGAATCTATTTCTCCGCTAGATCGTGAAAAACTTGCGATAGATCGGGAGCGCCTGGCGATAGAAAAAAGCCGACAAGGCGGTGACAGCAAGCCCCCGGCAGGCTATCGGTGGGCGGATAACGGCGCAGACCTCATTCCAATACCGGGCGGCCCGGCGGATGCAAAACAAGGTCAGCGAAATGCCGTGCCGACAGAAGGGGAGCGAAAAGCGGCAACACTCTATTCGCGGCTTAAATTTTCAGAGCAACAATTACAGGACGCGCTAGCGGGTGCGGATGGTGCTGCCAAGCCGTCGCTGCTGTCAGAGAGCGTCCGCGCGATTGGCGGCGACACGGCGGCCAATTCCGTGACAAGCCAAGAGCGGCAGCGTGTTGAGGCGGCTCAGCTAGATTTGCTAGATGCGGCGTTAACACTGGGCACTGGTGCTGCGTATACGAAGGAGCAATTGAGAGGGTACGCAAGGAGCTACTTTCCGCAAATAGGCGATGACGAAAAGACCGTTGCCGATAAGCACGCCCGATTACAAAACATCATTGGCGCTGCAAGAATCAGCGCTGGTCGAGCCGCAGAAGATGCCGATGCCATGCCGGGGCCAGAGAGTGGCGCTGCTGGGAAATATTCTGCCGGCCAAATAATCGAGGTTAATGGCAAACAATACCGCGTCATTGGCGGCGATCCGAACGATCCTGACGTGGAGCCGCTGTGATGAAATTAAGCGAGATACAGCCCGCCCAAAAAACGCTCAAGCTGAGCGAGCTTCAGCAGGCGCAAAAAGATAGTGGCGGTTTAGGACAAATGGTTGGAAACCTTGCTGCTGGCGCTGTGCGCGGCGCTGGGTCGATAGGAGCAACGATAATCGCCCCTTACG